CGAACCAGATCGTTGATCTTCTTCTGCTCCACCGTCTGGAGCTTCATCGCGGAGGCCAGCTGCTGCGCGGCCTCCCATGCCTGGACGGTGCTGGACTCAAACTCGCCGGACTGCCTTACCGCGTCGCGAAGCTGCGCGTTGAGCTGGTTGAGGGATGACCCCTGCAGCAGCGCCTCGAACGCATTTCCTGCCGAGATGACACTGCCTTCCAGCTTCTCCGCTGCAGAGGCAGCGTTCCGGATTCCGGCGGTGAGTTCAGCAATCTTTTGGGTCGCTTGCGTACCAACCGCAGTGTTGATTGCCTTGCCGGCAGTGATGGCCGCAGGCGCGAACGCCATGGCAGCAACCGCCGCCAAGCCCCAGCTGTTCGGAAGATCCTTCAGGTAGAGCAGCAGCTCCTGAATAGCGTTGCTACCGCCAACGGCTGCTTTGGCTGCGGTATCAATGCCAGCGCCGACACCAGCAATGGCGGCACCCGCGCCTCCCAAGCCTCCAGCAAGGGCAGTGGTCTTGGCCACCAGCCCTGTTAGGGCAGTCGTCAGGGCGCCAACGCCCTTTACCGCTGGTGCGGTGGCAGGCGCCATCTTGGCAAGTGCCAGACCTAAAGCACCGACGCCTCCACGTATTGCGCCACTCTTTATCTGGCTGTCCAGATTGCGAGCAGCCATCGCAAACTTATTGACCTGCGCAGCACCTACACCAAATGCTTCGCCGGTACGTTTCAATGCAGCGGGCAAGTTCCCGCTGATGGCGTTCTTTAATCCCGCGCCACTACCAAACAGCTCAAACTTCAGCCCACCTGCTCGCTGTAGCTGTTCAAGCTGCCCGGTCAGCTTGTCCAGCTGGCGTTCTGCCTGCTTGGTGTCGGCAGTGACCTTGATGTTCTGGATGAAGTCAGCCAAGAACCCAGGTCCTCACCGCGTGGCACCAGTCTAGGCGGACAGTAAAAAGCGGGCCTACCGGCGGGCCCGCCTCATGGCTTTCTCCTGCTGGTCGTTCAGATAACCGAAGTAGGCGCTCCAGCCCAACAACTCCTCGGGAGTTACTTCCGCCCAGAGGCGGGTGAGGGTCATCCCGAGTTCCTTGGCCACCGCGAACGACAGCAGTAGCCATTGATCTTTCTCAAGCTCCTTTTGCAGTGCTTTTGGGCTCCAGGGGCTCCTCATCCTCCGCGCTGGTGAGGACGGCGAGCATCAGCTTTTGGAGGTCCTCGTCGCGTACCTCATGCTTCAGCTCGGCCAGGTCGGCCGGCATGAACAGGCGCTGGCCGGCTTCGTCGAGGGCCTTGTCCACCAGCAGCTGGAGGGCGAAGGCGTTGGCGTCGTCACCCTTGGCGGTGCGCTGGGCCTTGTCCCGCTCGGCCATGGTCAGCGGCCGTGCCCAGAACGTGAAGGTGCTGCCATCGTGCAGTTCCACGTCCTTGCGCGACGGCACCAGGTTGGCGGCGTTCTTCAGACGGTCGATGGCGCGGATGGCAGATGCCATGCAGGGGTGTGGTGTACTCAGTTAAGTATAGATCCTGTGCCAGTAAAAAGCCCCGCCGAAGCGGGGCACCGTCTCTTCTCGACCAACCCTGTCTATCAGGCGAGGCTGAGGTTGAACAGGTGGCTGGGGGGACCGGAGAGGCTGAAATTGATCGAAGCCACGATGGCATCGCTGGTGTTCACCGAGATGGAGAAACCCTCCAGCGAGACGGGTGCCTCGATGTAGGAGGACGCGGTGTCATCCATGATGCCGCCAGAGCCTTCGATGGCGTTGACGTACAGCTTCACCGTGGCGCCGGCCTGGGACTTCAGCAGCGAGTTGGCGATCAGGCGGCTGCTCAGGCTGGTGTTGTCACCAGAGAACAGGACGCTCATCGAACCAGAACCGCTGGCGTAACCAGGGATGGTGGTACGGAAGCTGGCGTATTTGTCAGCTTCACCACCAGTGCTACAAGGCAGGGTGGTGATGTCGATCGATTCACGGCTGAAGTCCAGGCTCCATTCCTGAACCATGCAGGTCACGCTGTACTCGGAGTAACCGACGTTGATGTGACCGGTGGTGTTTTCCCGTGCGGTGGTCAGCGTGGCAGTGCCGCTGAAGGCAGTACCGGGAGCGGTCTTGTCGATCGCATCGCCAGCAGCGTTGCGGCCGCCGCTCAGGGCAATGGTGCCGGCGCCGGTGGTGTAGCCCTTGCCCGCCACGGTGACCGTGATGGCACCAGCGTTCAGAGCACCGCCGGCAGGAACCACAACAGTGGCGCGGGCGCTGGACTCGCTGCCACCACCGATTGTCTGCACCAGGCGGACATCGGTGTAGGTGCCGGGGGTGTAGCCCGCGCCAGCGGTGGCGGCAGCCAGGGAGGCGATACCGGAGCCAGCTTGGCCGCCAGCGCCGGCAAGGGTGATCGGCACGCCGGTCAGCGCGGTGTCGAGCACACCAGCACCTTCCGTCTTGAACACCACGGGGTCGCCCACGCGGTAGTCATGGTTGCCAGGCACGGTCAGGTACTTGCCGGCAGGGAAGTCAGTTGCGTCTGACAGACAGAACTGAACACCTGCAGGCTTGAAGGTGATCAGACCATCGGAGCCGGTGAGGGCGGATGTAGTGCAGTTGACGGCCACTTAGGGGACCTCAGAGAAACGACAGGCGGGGGCGTCACCTGCGGGGGCTCAGGCTGCCCTAACTGTAGGCAGCCTGGAACCCGCAGCTCAGCCGTGTCAGCTGGTGGGGTCTGCCGTCCAGGGAGGTGAAGGTGGGGCCGTTGATCTCGTTGATGCGCCCGCTCACCACATCGGGAGTCGTGGTGTCGAGGTGGAGGGGCAGGTTGTTCAGGGCGAAGGTCACCACGCTGGCGATCTCTTGGGCGCGGCCAGGCCCGCGACCCTTAGGGGTGTAGATCTCTACCACCAGGGAGCCGCGAATTCGCTCCATCGGTCCGCAGAAGGTCTGCTCGGTGGTCGGTCCAAAGTTCACACGAACTCAGCCTCCGCGTCGTTATCGACGTAGGTCTGGTTGTCAGTGAAGACGGGGATGGTGGCGTCGTAGGTGGTGATGCCGTCCTCGACGGGCTGCTCAAAGAAGCGGCGGATGGCTTGCAGGGTCACTTGAACACCTCCTTGAAGGCAGCCTTGGCGGCTTCCTTGTTGATGCGGATCAACTCGCCGCCCTCCATGAGATTGGTGTACCAGTCCTGGGGAGCGGTTTCGTTGCCGCCCCCCTTGATGCGACCGGGCTCCAAGTCCATGGCAATGGCGCGGTACTCCATCTGGTTGCCGATGGTGTAGCCCTTGCGCAAGTCAGCTGGAGGGATTGGTGGCATGGTGTAGACCCGGTTCTCGCGTGCCTCGGGCTTGGGGCTCTGCTCCACCCCCTGCAGTGTGGCGGGGATATTCACGTTGCCGGAAACGACCACCCACTCGTTGGCGAAGTAGCCGTCCCAGTAGGGACCCGCTTTGCCATTACTGCGGCCTTGCGACGCAGGCGAACAGTACCGGGTTGTCGCCCCGGTAGGTCACTGGGTTGATCACCTTGGCGTGGATGGTGGTACCCGCCTGCTGGTACTCAAAGCTGTCTGCCGTGGTTATGTAATGGTTGGCGATCTGGGCGGGGTCGATGTAGATCTTTACGTCTGTGGCCTGGTATAGGCCCTGGACCTCCTCGGGGTTGATCTTGGTGATCACCACCTTCACCGGGGTGCGGGTGGTGGTGTCGGTGATGTCGCCGGTGGCGGGGTCATAGGTGCCAGGGCCGCCGCTGGCCACGAAGGTGGCATCAAGGCCCCACTGCTGAATCAGCGGGCCGGGGATGGGCCCAAACGTCGTGTCAACGAGGCTCATGAGCGGACCCTGCGGATCAGGTTGCTGCTGCCGGTGTTGGTGAGCCAGCAGCCGATGATGTCCTTCAGCCAAGGGAATCGCTGCAGCACCAGCGGGCCTTTGGCGGTGGGGGCAGTTGCCGTGGCGGTACTGCCGGATCCACGGGAGTCGAAATACTCCACCTCGAGATCACCGAGCTTCTGGCGTTTCACCGGGCCGGTGGCGGATGTTGCCGCTGCGCCGCCGATCAGGGCGGTGGGGTTGGCGTTGAGGGCCAGGGCCAGCTCGGAGACAGCGCGGGTGTAGGAGGCGTCGAAGCTGGCACCGCAGCAGTCCGCTGTGGTGTTCCAGCACAGCTGGCCCAGCCAGGTCTGCGCCTCGGTCAGGGCGATGGCCTGGTCAGCTGGGAGCACGGCTGCCCAGGCCGCCTGCCGGGGGGTGGTGGCGAAGTAGGTGTTCGCCATTGCAGTGGTGATGAGGGGGAGCGTCATCAGAGGGGAACGGCGAGAATCTTGTAGCCCCGGCGCTGCAGACGCTTTTTCAGCTCTGCTGCTTCGCTGGGGT